CTCCCCCGCCCGCCCCGCCCGCCCCGCCCGCCCCGCCCGCCCCGCCCGCCCCGCAGACGATCGAGAGCATGGCGAACCAGCTCGCAGGCAAAGCGCACATCTACGTCGCGGTTCCATGCTACAATTGCCAAATGCGCTCGGAGTTCGCGACGAGTCTCATGCAATTACAGGCGATTTGTTTGCGGTATGGCGTGCAAATCAGCGTGCAACTCATGGGCAACGAATCGCTGATTAGTCGCGGGCGGTGTATTCTGACTGGCAACTTCTTGGCATCACAAGCGAACTTTCTGCTATTCATCGATTCCGATATTGCTTTTAATCCGGCCACAGTCTTCCGCCTCGCACTCCACAACAAAGAGATCTCGAGTGCCGTGTACCCCAAGAAGAGCATCAATTGGGATCTCGTTCGTCAAAAGAAGATGAGCGGCAGCGATACAATGGAAGATATCCGATCATTTGGCGTCGATTTCAATATTAATATTGTTGGCGCGAACGCCACAATCGAGAACGGATTCGTGCGTGTCCTCGACGCCGCGACGGGTTTCTTCATGATGCGTCGCGATGCCGTCGAGCGATTGACCACGCATTATGGCGAGGAGCTGAGTTGCGTCAACGATATTCCAGGCTCGAACGAAGCTGTTCCGAAATATGTCGCGATCTTCGATACGATGATTTGTCCTACGAGCCGCCGGTACCTCAGCGAGGATTATGCACTGTGTCGCCGCGCCCAGGCCCTCGACCCTCCCATGGAAATCTGGGCCGATGTCGCGTCGCCATTGACACATATCGGGTCCATGGCGCTCGAAGGCGATATCACACAGCGTTTTGAGATGCGGTATGTTGGTTAAATGCGTCTAATATCCCGAAAAGTTATCGTGGTTCTTTATAATGCCAATATCATACCTCATCGCTGGAATCTCACCGACGGGCGACGTATCGATCAATTTCACCGCGAGCCTCTTACGTTTCCAGGCTGATTTGGCGCGAGCTTCCGATACCGTCGCGGCCTTTGATTTCTTCCAATCTATTAGTATCGCAATTGACCATTTCCACCGCGATGCGTCGTTCGATGTCCTGGTACTCATCGATGCAGGCATGGCGATCGATCCCGTCTTCTTCATCGAGTACGATCCGTCCAAACCGTTCGTCGTCGGCGTCTACCCCCTCGGAAAAATCGATTGGGCGCGTATCGATAAGAAGATCGGTCTTGCAGGCACCGAGGATCCCTCGAAAATCGGTAATGTCTACTCGATCGATCCACGCAAAGGATCGATTCAAGGTCGATACATTGTAGTCAAGACGGCAGGTATCGGAATCGCCAAGTTGGGCCGATGCGTTCTCGATGAAATCATTGCGAAACATGGCACGAAAGTTTTATCCAAGGATGGGAAATTGGTTTTGCACGCGTCCGGCATCGAGAATGGGACTGCGATGTCGGCCGATGAGCGTCTTTGTCATTTATGGGGTGGAAACATATATGCGGACACAAAATACCATACGAAAAGCAGCGGACCCGTGGCGTTCAGCGGATGCGTAGGAACACGAACGAAATTGCGCTAGATTAAGAATCATCATCACTTTTGTAATACACGACTTTTCCATCGGTATACTTTTGCAGAAAGATATCGGGATTGGCGATCTCCGGGTCACGCGCCGCATCGCTGAATTTCTTTGCGAGGATTTGGATTTCGTCATGTTCGGTGACGCACACAATGTATGGACGAAGGCGGCATGTCGTTGGCAACGCACGAACACGTCGAGCCAGCTCGTGACCATGCACAAACCTGCCGCGATGGAATACTGTCACGCGGCTCGACATATTGGTATTATACATAAATATATTATTTGAATGAAACTCGTTTGATTGCGTGGCATGTGAAGCGTGCCACGTCATCATCAACTGTATTTTTTCCCACTTAAGCTATAGTGAATGTCGTTATGTATGCGATATCTCACCGGGACGAAAACAATACATGGTTTGATGCAAAATATTGACCGGTTGAGTTCTACTCGTCATAGTCTAGTCGATCAAGAGAAACTCGTCGTCCGGAACATCGCGCGTCTTAAACTTCCGCTGGGATCCGTCAAGAAGAGCTACCACCACAAATACGAGCTCGAAGATTTCGAATCTGAGCTTCGGAATATCCGGAAAGAGACTGACCGCATCGACAAGCTTATAGGCCTGGAGTTTGAGAGCGGCGCGCGTGCAATGCGGTTCGATATGCGCTGCATCGGCCCACGCGCCAAAACTACATGCGACGCCGAACCGCCAAAGCCGAAACGCGACGAGTCAGCGCATCTTGAAGCCGCGTGAATTATTATGACATCTTTCATAATGTGTTACATGAATAGAAAAGAAAGCCGATCTAGCCAAGCGTATTTCCTCCATCGTGCCTCGCGACATCGACGCCTACTATATATTCCCGCCTTGCACGTTGTCCGCGGTACTCTCGCAACTCCCGAATTCGCGTGAGGTTGAATTTTGCGAACGGGCCGCGGAAGAGATCGGCCGTGAACTTGACTGAACGATAATTGTTCATGCGCTCCCAGACCGCCAATGCCGCCTTGAAATCGTCGAATGGACAGAAGAGGGCAGCGTCAATCGTGATATCGTCAGATACAATAAAGGCCTCGACGGAGTTTGTGCTCTGGGCCATCTCATCGCGCGTCTCGCGGAAGTAGGCGGGAAGAACGTTCCAGATATTTTGCATGCCGTATTCCGCAGCCGCCTCCAGGTACGCCCGATTGCATTTGGCTATGATTGCGGGCATTTGAGCCTCCAGCTTCTCGCCTAGTTTCATATCGCCTCCTCCGAGCACCGTCTTCTCGAAATTGAATACGACAATTCGCCGCTGAATCGATCCGGAATTATCGATCCAGCCGGGAACTTCGTTGCCTGCTAAAATGCCCGGCGGTTCCCACGTCGTGCTAAAGGCCGTCTTATGCTTGGCCGCAATTTGAATATCTTCACCGGAAACGATCGATTGGAATTCGGCCTGTTCAAGGACAAAATCGCCTTTGATCTCGGGAGCGACGTAGATGAATTTATCGTAAAAGGCCGAGAGCCCGAACTTTTTCTCGACGTTGTTGGATAAGACACCGACGTCGATCGCGTCGTACAGCTGCTTTGCAATTTTGAGGACGATTGTCGATTTCCCTGTGTGCGTGGCAGATGGATAAGCACGTTGGATGAGGGCAAGTACACGGATCAAATGACGTACCCGAACTTGCAGCGCCCTTCATGAACGGCACGACCTGCCACCCATCCTGGTCGTTCAGTGCATAAATGAGTCGTCCGATCAAGATATGAAGCCATTTCGAGACGTCGGGCGAAAACCCTTGGAAATCCAGGATGCCTTGGAAATGGTGTGTGGGAATATCTTGCCACGGCACGCCAACATACTCGTCAAACACCAGCGGGAAATATTTAGCTGCAACGATATTGTCCGATAACGGTTCAGTGGCCGTCGCAAACTCGTAGAATCTATCTTGTGCGGCGAGGTAGACGCCATTCTTGAACGCAAAGACATTACGTGATTTGTGTAGCGTACGAAACTGGAAATCGTCGCATTTCGTCATATATTCGATGACTTGCTTGCCGTTGCTTCCGGACGTGAACGCCAGCCACATATCAAGCTCCAATTCCTTTTGCCCGGCTTCTTTGTAGACGAAGCTCGCAATGTCGCAGACTTGTCTCCATGCATGCGTATTATGTCCGTCAACAATGATCGGCTCAAAGATATGGTCCCCTTGTTTCCTGTACGACCGCTCCATGGCGACGTCGAGGAGGTACATGAGCAAGCGCTGGTAGGGCGATACCGTCTCGTCGATCCACCTGAACCGCAGGGCCCAGCTCCCGAGCCGAGCGTCGATTTCCTCGTCGAGAGGCGTCGCGCCGAGAGTTTTTGAATGCATGGCCAGTTTATTGTTGAAGCACGAGAGAACGGATCGTTTCCCGTAAAAGATGCATTTGAGGACGCACTCGATTCGCGTGGCTACATCCTTATCACGCGAAACGATGCCGAGGCGCCGCAGCTGATGGTACAATCCGATACCTTCCATCTCGGCCGCGTGAATCACCACATCGATTTCGTTGAACCCGAACGACCCGGCATTATCGAAATTTATGCCGTGAAGGACATTGACTCCGAACACTTCACACCCGATAGCAAAGGCGTCCTCGTAACTTCCGGGCGGGTTGTTGACGTGCCATTTGAGTTCCAGCTGTTCCAAGTACTCGATGGCCCCGACATCATCTAGCGCACTGATCCGCGACTCGACAGTATCCGCTGCCGCCTGTGCCGCGGCATCGTCATCATCCATTTGATATAATAAAACAATAAATGTGTGTAAGAGCAAAGCTTCGGTCCTTAAGGGGATCAAAAATAAGAAAGTCTCGACACGTCACGTTCAAATCACGTTATTTTTATATATGTTCCAATGTATCACAATAATGTCTATTCTCCGTGAAAACATCCCCCTCGCAGTTGTTACCGCCGTGCTTGTCGTCGCGATTATCGTATTGTACCGCGAAGTCGCCTCGATTAAATCGACGATTACACAGTGCCCGCCTCCTCTCGACTACAATATCGCATCGATCGTTCCTCCCTTGCCGCACGATGATATCACGGAGATGACCGATGATCCTCTCGATGCTGAGACCACGATCGAGCCGCCCGTCCTCAAGCCCGCCCTCAAGAAACGCACGCCGAGCTCCAAGATGAACACGATTAACGAGGATTCACTTTAAGATAAAAAAAACACGCTTAAGGACAAGGTTTCGTCACATAAAAGCATCATATTTTCATTTCTCTTCCAGGTCTGCTCCGTGTCCAGTCCATATCACTCAAGGTCGTTCGGTGTTGCATACAAACAAGCGCGTTTAATTCACGACAAAAATATATTTTCGTATAATATAATGTCTTCCGCTCCCGTCAACACCGAGACTTCCGAGACTGTCGTGGCCGTCGATGGGTCCGTCGAGGCTCCCGTCAAGGTGCGGAAGTTCACTCTCAACCGCGCTCTCAAGAAGATTGACGCCGTCGAGAACAAGAACGCCAAGCTCGCCCTGGACAACAAGAAGCTGAAGGAGGCCCTGCTCGAGATCCGTTCTGCCCACAGCAGGATCCGTCGCATCCCCAAGGCCGCCGCGCCCGTTGTGCCTGCGACCACCGAGTAATCTGAGAAGGAATTCGCGTGTAACGTAAAATAATAAAGAATAAGAAAGAAGTCAGAAAGATCTGTTTGTTTGCATATTGTTACCAAATATGCAAACAAACAAACAAACAATATCAAGTATTATTATTTCATCATCACCGAGTCGGCGTGCCAGGCGACTCGACGCGTGCCCAGCCTTGCTTGACTTGGCGGTTGCGGTTGCGTTCTGCTTTCGGCGTTCGCGGCGATCGCAAACTCCGCAGTCTGCGCATATCGATTATACGTTTCGCGTGATCGAGTTTCTTTTTCTTTACCATGGCATTATGAGATTCGAGACACGCATTACGATTATTGTTACTGGCAATATCAATGCATGTAAAGCCTTTGTACATACCGTATATATTGACCCACTCTTTGGTTCGTGGACTATTCTTCGATCCGTCGACGCGGATCGCTAGAGAGACGAGGTACGGATCGCGTAAATCATGCACGCTGAGGCGCTTTTCCACAAGAGGTTTATCGAACGATTTAATATTCATATTCTTCATCTCGATACTCACATGTTTTCTCGTAGATCGTGAAAGCGTCGCGTACTTGATCGGGATGTACAGATACTCAAATATGATGACGTCATTGGGATGCATTGCGTTATACAAAATTTTCATCTTTTTCGTCTTGAGTTTCTCCGGTCGCGATATGGCCTCGAACAGTCCGCGCGGGAATGGGAACTCGCCCGGTTCAACGAGCAGCGTACCGTCCGAACCACGCCGCGGCTCAGTCACGACTTCCATGATCCGTTTCGCTTCGGCACGTGACATTCCCCACTGGACCAGCTGCATCGCGATCCATACGGGATTCGTGTAGTATGCCCAGAGTCCCGCGCCGAACGACTTGCCGAACGATCCGACTTTCGCTCCTGCCGCCATGACGAGTCCTGCTGCCCTGCTCATGCCAAACTTTTTATGTGTATAGAAATTAATCGGGAACGACGCTTCTAAATGGAATTCATCGATTGGTTCGTGTTGGCAACGTATATGCTCATGATCGTCACGTTTGCGTCGAAGATCCATACGCGCCGCGGCCTCGCGAGCATCGTAGGCTACGCGATCCTCATTGTCGCCAAACAGATCGAGATTGCCAAGGGCGCGAAGCAGACGACGATCGACCGCATTCGTCGCGTGGGGTACGTGACGCTCCTCTTCTCGCCAAGCTACGAGCACCTTTTCGATATCTTTGGCGTGGTGGGGTACACTATGGCCATCGCAGGCGGCAAGTATTACGATATGTCGGGACCCGTCATGGCTCTGTACCATACGACCGCGCTTCCTAATGCTGAAGGCATGTACTTTGTCGCCAGGGCATGCGCGGCGCTGACACTCGCTCTCGGCTACAAGAACCCGCTCATCTAAGTTCATCTAAGTAAAAATTGATATGTGCACGCCAGACGCGGGAAGATTCAGCAGAATACCGTAGAAGTGCAGTGGAAAACGCGAGTTCGATCCTCGCCATGGGTAAACCTATGTATATCAATGGATAGATAGTCCACCTCCTACGTTTTTTTCAGCTCGTGTGGTCTCTCGCGCGTATTATATTCTTGCTTGTTTTCAGGTAGCGAATGCTCACGGTCAACGAGTTGGTGAAACCCGCCCTAGCCCAATCGACGCGTAATCACGAAACGTACAAGGCGATGTACGAGCACGTCGCAGGCCACATCAAGCGCGTGAACGATATAGGTGGTCGCGAAACGACATGGACCGTTCCTGCGTTTGTGTTTGGTAGGCCGCCGTTCACGCACGGCCACGCGCTCAATTACGTCTCGGAGAAGCTGCGGCGCGGCGGCTTCACGATAACGCTCGATTCGATCGATGAAGGTAAACTCCATATCGATTGGAAGAGCGCACACCAACGCGCAGCCCGTGCCAAGATGCGCGCCGCGACCCAAGCTTCCCAAGCTTCCCAGAAGAAGAAATCTACGCCTGTCAAGAAGGTCGAGAAGGCGGTTCCTATTTCGGTGACCTTGGAACGATTACGCAAGAACCTCCATCTGAAACCGAAATAAATATATAAATCTAAGAAGCGTTCAAATAACAATGAAAAAATAACGTCGTACGACAAGACATGTCATCCGATTCGCTCCACCCGATTCTGATCGATGCAAAGCGCGAGTACCAAGTCCGCCTCACTGATCTCATGACGCCTTTCCTCATGTATTATGTGAACGACACGTACGCATGCGCCAAGGAAGAAGCCGGAAGCCGGAACGCCCTCATCGAATTCCAGCGTCTCCTCCACGCCGTGCCGCAATGGAATTCGGGTATTATCAGGGAACGCACCGAGGCGATCGAGAAGAAGTTCAGTTTCTTCTCCAACCTCGTCGCGGCCGTTTTTGTCGCGACGATCAAAGTCCTTTCGAGTATTCGCATCACATCGCAGCGCCCCAATATCAAGCTCAAGCTCCCTTCGAACGATGCCTTTGTCCATAAGGTGTACGTATGCGTAGCCCGCAACTTTTACGAGAACGTGACGGTCATGCGCGACGGCGACTTGGCAACGAAGAAACGCATGATTTGTAATGGGATCGAGACGGCCGTGCGTGACATGCTGCCTCTCGGCGAAGTCTTGACAGCCTACCTCTCGACAGCCGTCGACGATGCGAACCAAGTCAATCCCGTCTTATCGCCTGTCCAGAGCGACGACGAAGATGCTGTTTCGAGCATCGATTCGTCTTCATCGGACGAAGAAGAGACTCAATCAACCAAGATCGTGCCTCTCGACAGCAACGATGATTTCCCTACGCCGATGCCGAGCGCGATGCCGAGTGCGATGCCCGAAATGGCCGAGACGCAGCAGCATGCCTTTGCACCACCGCAGCAGGTCCCGTTTCCTCAGCAGCCTCAATTCCAGCCTGATATGTCCCAGTCCCAGCCCCAGTCCCAGCCCCAGTCCCAGCCCGAGTCCCAGTCCGAGATGCCCCAGCCGTACCCGCACCACCAGAACACGCCACAGACACCACACCAATTCGATGGGATGCACCCCAAGCCTCCGCTCTTCCCCGATGCCGACGACGACGATCGCCATTTCCGCTGAGTTTAAAATAAAAAAATAAAAGATGAATATAATATATAATGCTCGCGTTCCTGCAGAACCATCACGTCTTCGGCGTTCTCATCGCGCTGGTGACTGCTTTGATCGTGTACGCGTATTCGCATACAGTCGATCCAAGCCGTGATGCCAACAAGAAGACGTTCTATAAAACGCTCGCTGCAGGCGTTATCTCATCGCTCGTCCTTTCGTGGGCCATTTACCGACCCGATAATATTTCGACCGAGCCTTTCAATGCCGATCCTACGTCTGCGCCTGTGATCGCTCCCGTCGCGTGATTCCCCATTTTTGAATAAAATATGTTTGTGCGATCGATGATCTCAATCACACAAACATTGAATTATTATTGTTAAAATTACACGATACGCATCACCGGCGTCGAATACTTCCGCGTTCCGGCCGGGAGACGAAACTGGACTGTCTGAGACGGCGGGCCCTGCAGCTGCATCGACGCAAATCCATCGACGCTCGGGTCGAAGACATCGAACGTATCCTTGATATACTTGGCAAGGACCGACGATTTTCCCGTCAAGACGGCATATGAAACGAGAGCAAGGAGCGCGCCGAGGAACGTAGCAAGCACATTTTCGACGAACTTCATTACTGTTATATAACAAGCCTACATAATAATATTTACGTGCCGCGCATCACATATGTACGCGGTCTGTTGTAAAAATGAAAATAAAAATACATATATAAAATATTTATTGTCACGAACGCAGTAGCAAAGCTCGTTTACCACTGCCCTTAAGCGTCTTAATAATACCAAGGTGTTTGACCCTGGATCACCTCTATGACTAGTAACTAGTGACTAGTAGAGAGAAAAATAAAGAAATTTATATAAAATACTTCTATAGGAACAACAAAGGAGGTATAGAGCATAGCATGACATAGCATAGCATGATAGAGCATAGCATGACATAGCATAGCATGATAGAGCATAGCATGACATGCCACGTGTCACATCACCCCCCGGCCATCTCTATAGAACTAATTCAAATCCAAAACCATTTTTTTCTCTCTACTAGTCACTAGTTACTAGTCACTTTTTACAAGAATAAATATGTCATGGAAATCGCCGCCGCGCCTCCACAACGCGCACACGAGTCATTCCGGTGCGTCGAGGATGTCTGCCGGCACCTACGATGTCGTTCGTAAAAATGTTCCCGGTACGAAAACGAGAAATGTATACTTATTTATTTGGAAGCGTGTCCTTAAGGGTGCGTTTTTCTCGTACGCGTTTTTTCAACATTAAATAAAAAGTCGTGCGAATCGCCGCCGAGCTTCCATAAGATACATACGAGATGTTGTGGAACGCATAGGATGTCGTATCGGCACCTACGAAGTCGTTTGCAAATGATGTTCTCGGTACAAAATCAACGAGAGAGGAAGAAAGATTTTGCCACGTCACAATTGCCACATCAGCATCGCCAACTCATCGTTTTAATAAAAAGTCGTGCGAATCGCCGCCGCGCCTCCATAAGATACATACGAGTTGTCGTGGAACGCATACCAGCTGTTATTTTTTAATATTGTTTCTCGTTTTTATTATTATTTTTTCGCGTCCAACATATGCGCCAATCGATCTGCCAATACATTGACTGCTCCGCCCGGCACGGAAGATGCGTGTAAGAGCAGCGATGCGCCACGAATCGTCGTGTCTTCTGCGCGCGCCACGTGTTTTGTCGACACCAAAGCATCGACGGCGAGCGAAGTGCACGCATCGACATCGAACGTCCCGGCCGCATCCCACACGATAATACGCGATAAAGCCACAAGTGCCGGTCCTCGACGCACCGTTGGCATCTTGGGGATCTTATCCAGCAAGATCCGTGCCAATGCCTGTTTCGTAGGCGTATCGACGAGCGCGAGGTACGAACAGTGGCCCAATATATGAACCACATCATTATCGATGCCGTCCCATTTCCCCGCCGACTCTCTTTCCACCAACTCCAAGACGATTCCACGCGCGACGTCGACTGAGGGAATAAGTTCGCCGATCGCGCGTAATGCGTCGACGCGTAATGCGTGCGGCAAAGTCCTCGAATGCGTCGCGAAAAGCCTCGCGATCTTGAGGCCGTTCGGGGCATTCATTCCATTGGAAATCGAGTCGAGGACTTTTGGGGACGATTCGCGTAATGTCACGACGAGGACATGGACGATCGATATGCAATGGAAGATATCGGAGGCATCGACGAGCGATCTGATGAGACCCACAGCCGAATCAGGCCGGGCGTCGAAGTACGTTCCGACCGAGCCTTCCGGGACGCATCCACACACGATATCGTCACACATCGCTTTCCACGCCTCGGGATCGTTTGTGCATATACAACAATCGATCAATTCGATGTGGTCGCGCGAGTAGACGACATGGCCGCGCGATGCTCTCACAAGTTCGCCAAGTCGACTCAACGGATGAATCTCCTCGTCGCACGTCTTAGCAGATTCAATATGGCCATCACGGATCGCGATGCGGCGTGGAATATCGTTCCCGCCAATCAATGCCGCGACGTTTTCAACGTTCATTTTAATTTTGTTGAACATCGATAAACGTACGCTTAAGGGTTCGTTTTGTCCATTTATTTTAATATTTAAAGTATGGAGGCTCCTCAATCGTTCGATACGTTGTTTTACGAAGCGCTCCAATTGACTTCAACTGCGCCATACGTTCCCGAGATCAATGCGCCCGTCGAGAGCATCGCCGATGTCGTACGTAAAGCGGCCGAATGCCAGATGGCGCTCAAGGATGAACTTATTGCGAAAGTCCCCGATGCCGTGCGTATCGCTGCCGGGCGAGGCATGACGTCGAACGATATCCTGGAGTTCAGCGGAAGCGATCGGTACAAGACCAAAGGTGAATTCTCATACTTGTTTCTCCTCAAGGGTCCACGCGATCGTGAGCAGCGCGATGCACTGTTCGCGGCCGGGTTCGTTCCGCTCATTGAGATTCTCCGTTTCGAGATGGCGCCGTTCGAAGTCCGTCATTCGTGGACGCCCGGCACGAACGCTAATAAAGTCACGCTCGTGTGGCCTGGGACGACGGTGGGACAGGCGGCACAGCAGGCGGGTCAGTGACCACGCTTTCCAGAGTTGCGCGTGTCGTATCGTCCGTCTTGACGAATGCGCCGCCGAATACATGTTTGATCATGCCTGGCCGTTTCCACACTTTACTCAGCGTCACGAGCCATAAGATGATCGTGACGATCCACGCAACGCTTTTAAGATCTGCATCCCTTGGCTTGTAAATTGGCGACACGACGCTCCACATGAAACTATGCTCGCACTTCTCGATACCACGTAATTTCATTTCCAAAAGTGTTAAGGAGCACTCGTCAGCGTTCATCGCCCAGTGCAGCATGAGGAATGGTGCTGTGAAGAGATGAAGGACAAGCGCAGGCTCAGAATTCGTGAATGGCGTTATAACAAACCATAAAATAAATAAGATATGGATGACCTTGACGATATTCGCGGCCCAGTCGTTCATATTACATTCACGCAAGATTATTCTCGTTCGATAATACGCCTTCGATCGTAGTACGGCGCCGGCGGGCTTTGGCGCGCGTTACGGCATCGCGAGCTCCCAGAGCAAGGTCCTTGGCGTCCTCGAGCGTCCGGTGCCTCGTCACGCTAAAACATCTCTCAATTCCGTTGATATCTTTGTAAGAGTACCCTGTGATCTCGGAATTGACGACGATTGGCATCACGCGTTTCGGCGTCGGTGGTTTAATATCAATATCGCGAATTTGGATCGAGCCGCCATTCAGGTTGGAAATCGCCCGACGTCGCGAATCGATGTCGCGTGGTAACATCGACCCTAACCCGTGGATTTCATGATGGGAATTCATGGCGAGGTACTCGATGAGAATTGCCAGAGCCGTATCCTTTGCGCCGCTCAAACCCATCAATTTCCTCGCGATAATCTCGACGTCGTCGCGCTTTGTGACAGTCCATTTATATCCCGAGACGTTGCCGCATTCGAAGAAATCTCGGATTGCGATCAAGACGTTCGGTTGCTTCTGAGTGATCGAGAGGCTCGCATAGCCTTGAGCGCTAATATGTACGCACCCTTCCGCGGCCATCCATCCGCCAATTAGTTCAAGACTCATGCGTTGCGGATCGATATCTTCGTCGATGTGTTTAAGACGAGAACAGTCATCCTTGATCGAAATGCGTTCGGCGACGATGTCGGGGCGATTAGCAATCGCGACGGTCCGTAAATCGACGCGTGGGAAACTCAGAGCCGATTCGCATTGGAGTTTTTTTGATACGATATGAGGCTCGAGACGATCGAGATGATCGAGCGCGTCGGTGCCGCACAGCGTCAGCGCATACGCATCTTGGCGGTTCGGGCTCCGGTTATCGCGTTTCAGTTTCGTTATTGTACCACCTTCGATATCCTGGATATACTTGATATTGGCAATCCCTTTCTTGGCTTGTACGTACGTCACGCGGACGCCCCGATCCGATACGTGTATGCATCCATCGCCACCCAAAAAACCCGCGATCCAACGCATCTTTTGAACGTGCGTCACGAGCTTTGAAAACATGATTCCCAAGGCTCCCGTCGCAGCCGCGATCTTGGCGATTTTCGCAAACATGATCTTACATGATTCTTATTGAATCCTTAAGCGTGAGTTTTTTCATTTGTGGTTATGGTCTAAATTGTGTGGTATGTGGATACATGATGTGCTTTTGATAGGTTTATTTCAACTGCTCACAGGATTCTCATTCAAGTTATGTGAAAAAAAATGTGTATTAATATCAATCAATGCCCAGTCCTCTCCGCACACCTCGCACGCCTCGCCGCACGCCTCGCCGCAAGAGTCCACGCAAGAAGTCAGTTCACGTGACGATCCAAGCGGCGCTTCAGAAACTCGCGCGTTTCAAGCCGACACGACAATGCACGCCTCGTCTCGGAGGCTCCAAAACGAAATCGACACGCGCGACGCCGGCTTCCAATGCTCGCAACTGCCTCGGTCTCATCCGTAAAGGGCAGCGCGCTCCAGCAGGAAAAAGCTGGAATCAGACGGCCGTCTACATTGCACTGCGTCACCTCGAGCGCGATGCATCGTATATCGGCGGCCGCCGAGCGAGATCGTTGCACCCCAAAGCACGTTGGAACAAGTTGTATGACGAGACCACACGTAAACCCGTGACGCTCAAGACGATTCGTCTTCCGCGCGGCGTACGTCTCCTATAGATGCCAAGACACTTTGCATCCACGCCACATTCTCACTCGTTTTATTTGCTTTTGGATTTGGTTTCGGTGGATCGTCTTGGTGCTTTTTGAGGTGCATCGGGCATGTCGAGCCGTAAAGCGCCGGTTTCTCGCATACGTTACCGCGCGCCGTGATTCCCGAGCATCCATTCGCATCACACGTCGAGTACTTGGAAACGATTCGTTCGAGATGATCTTTTCTGACTTGCTCGGGATTTAACCCATACTCAATAGAAATTGCGCGGATCGTCTCGTCAACTGCCGAAGTGACGACGATTCGCGCAACGTCTTCAGTCGCAAGTGTTCCGCATACGACACGCTGCATCGCAATGCCCAGCGCCGAAGATGGCATTTATTATTATTTTTATTGCGGTATTGCTTAACCATCAAAATCATTCCAAATTACGTGTAGGAACTGACGACGATTCGAGATAATATGCGATTGGCGGTTGAGAAATTAACGGGTACGTATCGACGTTGATCATCGGAGCACGCGTCGCGCCAGGATCGTCTGTGGGATTGACGCGTTGCGATACCGCGACGCCGCCGACCATGAGAACACTAGACAAAACTACCGTAGAGATGCCGACGAGAAGAACGATTTGCCAGATTGCGAGGTGCATGTATAATAAGAAAACATTTTTAAAATCTCGGTATTGCACGTTCCATATCGAACCATGTCAATATTGGAGCTCGGCCGAGATCTGCGCGACAGATGGGACACGAAATTTTAGACGATTGCGCGCCTGGCCTCAGCCGCGATGCACACTCTTGATGGAGGAAGTGTCCGCATACATATTGAGAATCGCGCGAACGTAATCTCACAATTTTCCTGAACGATTTGAGTGGTTGGAGACAAACGCAACACGCATCGTCAAGCGCTTCTTCGACAGAAGGTTCAGGAATTCGACGTATCGGGACTTCGTGGACATTGAGATCATGTTGGATATGCGTTCGGTATGTCTCGCGTATCTTCGAAGCAATCGATTTGATATCGTTTGCCAGATGAGGATTGTCGATTTCGATCCGTTTCGCGACGCGATCATAATATGCATTTGAGCCTGACGACCATGTCGCATACGAGTCGTCATCTTCTAGAATCGACGTCAAGACGGCCCGTATCAGCGCGGTCGATTCCAATGGCTTTGCGAATCGCGACGGAATTTGTGTATCCATACTATATAAGAAGAACGAAAAAAAAGACCGTTCTTAAGCGAGGTACGAAAAAAAATCCTCGATTACTCCAGATGTCGGGGTATGCGACACCAAGTCCTCGAGATAAAAAGAGCGTTGGCGGCCGTACATCGCGCGTCATACCTGATCATACACGTGATTTGGCCAGGAAAATCGTCGATTTGCCATTTGATTTACATGGCATCAAGTTGCAACGTATCCATCGCGCTACTCTGAGCGAAGTCCATGCGAGCCCCGCCTCATATATGAAAGCAATCTTCGGGAGCGCTGCCATCCTCGTCGCTGCTGGCGGGTATGGCGTCACATATAAAGTTCTCATGACGCGCCGAACACGTCCTATCGTATCGAAACTTATGGGGTACTTGACAAATACATTATATATCTCGACGCCTGCACTTGGAACGACGGCCTTGATAAAAATCGCCGCGATGGATCCCAAGGTGGTAACTAAAATTTCTGATGTAACGCAATTCATCAATGAGAATACTCGTGAGGCCGCCGCACATATCCATTTATGGCGCGCCCCGCCCGTCAAGATCGACGGCGTGTGTCCCATCGTAGTCCACGCCAAGAAATATGTGCCTCGCTTCTACTCGTTCGGGATCGATATGATGCATGGCATGGCCGTGACCGTCATGGAATATATCAAGAATTCCATTCCTCTTAAGAAAGTTCCGAGAGTGACGCCGACCATCTTCACTGAACTCGAGAAGGCTCTCGGCGCCTTCTACGTCGCGGCCGTCGACCATAGCGATATGCATCTCGATAACATTCTTGTTTCAGGCTCACACATCAAGATCATCGATTACGGGTTCGCGGTGCGTCTGCCTGAATCGATCCGCAAGAAGTTCGTGTGGTACTATAAAACTCCAGCAAGCACGGCATCGCTGAATACGGCCGCTCAAATCTACTCGATGCAATATTCGAACGCCATCCAGTGGAAACGATACGATGGCCACTTATCGTTTTACAACCCATCGTATGCGGCGCTGCGTATCGTGTGGCACGCAATGTCGGAATTCAATAAAAGTCTTTTGAAGAAACACCACGAGAATGCAGGTCATGTTATCGCGTGCACGTGGAAATAAATAATAAAAACATATAATATCAAATGCGCGGTGTGGATTCCGGAATGACACGACGTCTCCTGACATTCCACGCCATTGTATGGAGCGTGTTTGTATGCATATATTACTTCATGATGCCTGACAATTTCAATTTACCTCCCGATACACCTGCTGAACCTCTGACTGCAATGTATTACGCATCTGTCACGCACGTCGGACTGGGATATGGCGATATCACTCCCAAGACGCGGAAAGCTCGAGTTGTCGCCATGATCCATGCACTTCTCGCCTGGATCTCGTTCCTCATCATATTCACATCGTGATCATATCAGGATCGATATATCCAGAATAATTTCCTCGCATCAAGTCATAAGCGCACGTTTATAAGAATGTCATCGGCAGCATCCGATATGTTTTACAATGCACGCAGCACGCGAAGCAACGCGCCGTCCCGAGCATCAACTAAATCGTTCAAATCCGCAGCTACGAGCGCCGCGCGTTCGTTCCGGTCTGCACGTTCGCAACTATCTCGTGGATCGAGCCGGTCCGGTCGATCGAGTCTGGGCCGCGCAACGTCCCGGCCGCGTCGCGCGACAAGTCGTGTTGCACCTTCTCCATACTACGGTCCGCCGCTCACACTCAATGCCGTGGCAAAGGCGCGCATTCCTAATATGACGGCCCCGATCCCCAACTCCAACTCCAACTCATCTTGGAATGGTATTATTGTCCCTTCTCGCGCTCCACGTGTTTTTACGCAGTACGGCACAGCACAGACAGGGAGACAGTTGATGCGGACAATGGCCAACGTCCCCCAGTCACAGAACGACCGACTCCTGACGAACGCGGTTCTTAGACGCACCGCTCGTCTCCGTGAATTGCTCGTCGAGAGTGGAATGGACCCCAAACTCGCGACGTCCAAGGCCCTTGCAAAGCTCAATACGTTCCTCGAACCTAATATCCGCAACGCATCACGCAGTGTGGCAGTGAAACGGATGCGCGCAAAGGCAGCAGCTTCGATGCAGGCCCAGCGCGAACGTGCCGCTTCGGCCGCGCGCACCGCCAAGATGTTTGCCGTCGCTCGTGTCCAGGCAATGAAGCAACGTGCCGTGGAAATGCAGCGTCGCCAGGCCAATCGCAGCGCGGCTCTTTGGTCCCGCACTGTCGGTGGCGGCCAGGCGATGTGGAAAGGCACGACAAAGGCCGCTACGTCAGCTGCTGCGGCCATGGCAGCCGAAGCTCGTCGCAGCCGGAACGGTATTGTAGGCGGCGCTCGATCGACAGCGCGCGTTTTCGATTCGCGTATCGTCGCTCCGATCAATATGGGTGTTGTCCGTCCCGTCCGCGGTGCATCGTACGAGCGCCGCATCCAGAAGATCCTCGCTGAAATGTCGAATCTCACGCGGCAACGCAATATGCTTACGCCGGGAAAAGGCCGTAATGTCGACCGTATCCGCAAGATCAACGCATCTCTAAAAGCCCTGAAAAAGCAAAAGAACCTCCTCAATGCTACATGGACCAACAAGAATGAGAAGGCGGCAGGATGGGCGTGGCTCAAGAAATTCGGCCAACGCGCTTAAGGACCCTTTGATGATTAAAATAAGATATGTTACCTGATATATGCGTTGTATCGCTCGATGAGAATGATCACGTCCGCATCAGAGTCGTCGATGGCGAGGTCCGATCTATCATTTCCAAGGCTGTGAGGGACCAATACAATGTATCGACGGCCGCGATCCTCGATGCCGTGACGCGCGAAAGGCTGAGACGATGCGCGCACGACACGGCATCTCCAACGCTCGTGTACTCATGGCTCGCCCTACAGAAATGCCATTTCAAAATCCGAGCGGCATGCGGCATTCGACGAGGCATGATGTGCTCCGAGTGCCGCATGAGATCAGGCAAGATATGGGGTCTTGACATAGACGGTATTCCACGATGCATGGCATGCACATTCTTGAATTCTGACGATATATTGTAACGGAACTACAAACTATATACCATAAAGAACTAGACCGCGACGCGCTGCTGCTCGAACGTCTTGACTGCCGTGAGGATCGCGCCGACGCTGAGGTTGGCGCGGTCCGCACACCGCTTCGAGATATCTTTGCGGTCCGAGTCTGGAACGACCTGCAGGATCGCCAGGACCATGAGGGCGATGCACACACACTCGGGAGTCTTGCCCTCCAGCGTCCGCGCACCCTCAGCCGCGCTCGTGAGACTCATGAGACGCCTCCGGACAGCTTGGACCGTGGCCGGGTCAATTATCGCAGGCGCCTCGCACATTGCCGCAATGAATCGTGGAACGAGCGCGCTCGGCTTGATCGGCGCGAGAATTTTAAGGGCGTACGTTTGCTTGGAAAGGAGACGCCGGATGATCTTGTTGGTGGCAGCCAACGTCACGAGATTGACATTGCAATTCGACGCCACTTCTCCTTCTGTGCGGTCGACTCCTTCCACTTTGCACGCGTAGTATACCGAGCTGGCCGCCGCAGCCTCGAGCGCCACACCTCGGAATCCACCCGTGGCTTGCTTGGCTTTCATCGCATCGCTGTAAATCTCCTTGGCCGTCTCTAGGAGAGCATTGTTGAGTCGGAGCGTCGCCACGAACGTCTCGACGAGTTTCGTGTCGACATATGTGCGTTTCTCCTCGCGGTGCACGAAGGCAGCGGCCGACGAGGTCCGTGGCGAGGGGCGCGGGGGGCCGTGGAGAGGAGCGTACTCGACAAATGTGGGCTGCTGGTCGAATACGAGGGAGTCGACGACAATGCCACACACGGTGCACGTCGTGCCTTCTATATGTTCGCGCAGCGCGGCAGGAGGGTGCTCGCAGGTGTTATAGTACGCCATATTTTCTATTCACGCATCACTTTGATGAAACAACAAAAAACAAAACAACAATACAATAAAACAGGTTCGAGATGCGGCAGTTGGTGGCGGGTGGCGCTTTCGGTCGAGGCAGGAAGAAAGTTTTTTTTGAGTTGTTATCATATATGTGTGCGTGCGCTTAAGGGGACGCGATATACCATTTATTATTAATATAATAATAGTATGAACAATATGAAAATAGCAGTTATCACCGGGTCGACTGGACACCCTTTATTATCTGAAGCTGCACGGTCCGTCCAGCTTCAGACATGGGCTGCGAATATCGAACATTGGATTATTGTCGACGGCGCTGAATATGAGCATGCCACACGCACACTCCTCGGCAAACTTCCCATCTCTAAGGTGACGCAGCACATCCTTGTCCTTCCGAAAAACACGGGCGGGTCAGGGTATGTGTGCCACCGAATCAACGGCGCAGTTCCGTGGCTCGTCGATGCCGAGTATGTATGTTACCTCGACCAAGATAACGCGTACGAGCCGGACCATATACAGAAACTCGTCGAATCTATTCCTCAAGGCGGACGGTGGGCGCACTCATTCAGGAAGATCATCGATCGCGACGGAACCGATATTTGCCTCGACTCGTGCGAATCGCTTGGCGGCGTGTGTCACACATGCATCAGCGCCCACGATCGCCTCATCGATACGAATTGCTATATTATCAACCGCGAACTGGCAATCCAAATTTCGTCGTTGTGGAATGTCAAGGCTCGGCAGCAGGGCGTATGCGAAGCCGATCGACAGGTGTGCGGCACGCTCCTGAGACACGAACCTCTGCACGGCATCTCGCGATCTCACAGCGTCAAGTACCGCGTCGACGGCCGCTCCGATTCGGTATCTGCCTCGTTCTTCCGGAGCGGCAACGAGAAGCTCGGTGCGGGCGTCGGGGGCTACGACTTTACGAATAAAAAAGATGTGTACATATTCCATTTCGTGCCGAACCAGTCTGCGTTATATATCGGCAAACCTCCCGCTTCACCTCTAGCCGAATGGTGTCCCGGCATGTGGCACGATTTATGCGACGAGTATAATTTGCTGGATGGGTACGCGAATATCGAATATCTCCCCCTCGGCGCTGTATGCCTCGTCGCGATGTGGCACCCCGACGCACTGCCATGCGACGTCTTTGCGAAGCGCACCGATCTCAAGAGGATCGTGTATACTGCCGAGAGCCCCAACGTGCGTCACCAGGCCCAGTGGACGCGGGAATTCCTTTCGAATCATTTTGATGTCGTCTTGACGTGCTGGGAACCGCTCCTCCAGAACCCCGGCCCCGACCTCAAGACGATCTTCTGCCCTCACAATTCGCGATTCTTGAATTTCCCCGAGCATGAGACCGAACTTCGATCGAACCGCGGCGCGTCTCGTCGCAGCGTCGGCGTCGTCCTGGAGAAACGCAATTTGCAGGGCACGTACACGATCGACGGCGTATCGCTCCGGTGCCTCGACCCTTTGCGCGAGACGTACGTGATTGGCCTCACCAACGCGACGGTCTACGGCATCGGATGGAAAGCGTTCTGTTACAATAACCCTGGCGTACGTCTCGGCCACGCCCTCGAACGGTCCAAGGACCCCGAAACGAGCATCGATCATCTCCAAAAGCACGATTTCGGGTTGGTCATCGAGAACACTGATGCATATGGCTACATGTCCGAAAAGCTCGGCGATTGTTTGATTGCAGGCGCCATTCCTCTCTACTACGGATCGCCATCGCACCGCACGCCTCTCCCCGAGAACATGTGCATCGATATCCGCGCGTTCCACGACGGCGCGGCATTACAGGCCCACATCGATTCCATGACTGACGACGATATTATAACGATGAAGGATGCGATCGTTGCGCACCGCGTATCGTACCTCGAATCGCGCGGTCGTCGTGTCGTTGGCCGTGCCGTTCGCGCCGCATTGGAGACTTTCACGAACGTCACGAACTAACGTACTCCCAACTGAGTTCGTGACAAATCAGTTTCCAGATCTTCTCGCACACCCATAACTTCTCGGTCGATTTGAGGAGAGGGAAGTAGACGATATACTGGTCCTCGCCCAATAAGATCATGAGTTTATGTAAGACAAAGCTGTACGATAAGAAATTCGATCGCGATGGAGGGCAATGTTTCTGGAACGGTGCTTGGATCTGGATGAACAATGATTTGATTTTCGATTCCAGTTCGGCCGACAATTGCGGAGGAGGCACGCCGTTGAGCATATTGGTAATCAACGAACAATGCTCGTAATATTTCGAAAGACCCAGCTTTTTCAGGAACATACGTACTTTCTCAGGCTTGATCTCGCCGCGAGTCAACGTCCTCTGTTTCTTGAACTCGTTCTTGACGCCTTCAATTACGGATTCTGGAATATCCGTGTTTTGTTTCGCTTGGAGCGTCGACAACCATTCCGATAAATGGTTCAGTCTCTTGTAAGAGTACGAGCTGACGGTATTCATATTGATTTCCTCGGTATACGATAAATTTTGCGTCGAGTAGTACGAATGCGGTTTGCTGATACCACATTCGATACACACGAGCATCGACTCGCGCGAATCAAAGACACATTTCGATCCACATTCACAGACTTCCAAATTATCGGAATTTGTCGCGCGTTTCTCTTTTGATGCATGTGCCAGCTGGCTGCTTTTCGTCATTGTCGCAACTGACGGATCGATATTATGCTCGACATGTTTGAGGTATTCGTGGAATACATCGTTATGACGCGTCTCGCCCGTCACCTCGATGAAATTATCGAGAACATGTTGCGTGCCGAGGCGTTTATCCGTATCGTCCAGAGGATCGACGTCTGTTTTCGAGTAATCGCGAATGAACGGCGTCGTGTTCAAAAGGTACTCGATCTGATCTTCGTCGGCTCGACATGCTTTATCGTACTCGATTTGGACCTTTGCAACCTCATCTTTGGCTCCGAAATACGTTTTGGGGTCGGTATTGATATCGCATGTTTTAAGTATTTCACGCGCCTCGGCAAGTCTTCGTTTCAAGATCGGTACTTGATTTTTCAGCGCATCGAATTCATTGAGTCGAAGTTTGACGATTTTTTCTAATGAAGTCGATGACATATAATATAAAATTCACCTGGATCTTAAGCGGATAAAAAATAATACACTCAAACGACACGTACACACACATGCACAAACATACGCTTAAGGGTGCATATACTTCGTAATTCATATATAAATTCGAAATGAATTTGCTAGGTCGTGTATTTGATACCGCGTACGAAATATGCGCGGCATGTGGCCTCGCGCTGCACCGTATCTACTTGTTCATTACAGCCTATGCGCACCTCCACTTTGAACGATTCCCGCCCCCAGACTATACACCTCCCGAATCCGACTGGAAAATAACCAAAGTCTTGGCATTCTCCGAGGATGAAGATGATCTTGGCAACGTCCCCGATCCCGATTTCTCCGACGTTACCGAATGGTTTTCGTTCGAAATGTGGGAAAACGATGTCAAAGACGTATTCCCCGAATGGACGAAATGGAAGCTGGAGGTCCGGTACACACACCGCGACGAGAAGCTTCGACACGTTATCCGTCCCGGCGACTCAATGGACTGGCCTCCCTCACACCCGGATGCGACCGAGCATGAACATAAACTCCACGAACTGACGAAAAAACCTTCCGGGATCTTATCGGCCTCGCTCGTCCCGCGCCCCGGTATCGAAGGCGCGAAAGAGGTCAATATCACAAACCGCTTGAGGAAATATGCCGGCACAACGCGCGATTTCGGAACGTCATCTGAAGTCCGTGCACACGATATATTTCCCATCGACGATAATGTGTACACTGCCGAACGATTCGACGCGATCCGAATTATCAAAACGCACCCGGTCGAGATCGTGCGTGTTGAGAATGTGAACTTTGCCGAGAATGGGTTGATCGCCGAGAAAAAAAAAGAGTCGTAGGTCATAGAGAATGCGACGTACCGTTCTCCTGGCCGCAGCGTGTATGTGTGTCTTTGCAATTCTCGCCGCGATGACATTGAAAAAAGAGACATACTCACCGCGCGATGGCGAAGCGGCTCTCGTATGCTACTGGGCGCCTCCCCCTCTACCTATGTCATACGCGACGCGCCAAGACCCGAGCGGCCTCGCGATGCCTTCGAGGACGGCCTACTCCAAAATCACAAACTCCGAAATGACCGCGGCTCTTGCACCGTCAAACATCACGGCGGCTCCCGTAGGACCGTCCTCTGTAAACGATGCCCGCCCCATGCCAGTGGCGGTCCGCGTCCAACAGATGCTCAACGCGCAACGTCTCGAATCCCTCCAGCAACCGCTCCCAACGCCGCCACCGCCTTACTCGATGGCCACCGTATCGCCCGGCATGCAGAATATCACCGTCAGCCCGATCCCTCTGCCGCCTACCGTGCCGCCAACAACAAAAATCCCATCGTTGCTCGATCCCGTCACGTCCGCAGTTCAAGCCACGCCGCCTCCCGCATTCACGCCTGCCGCCACGGCACTTCCATCATTTTCTGCTGCTCCGGCGATGTTGTAATCATACACATTTACTAAGAACAGGGAGCTTATAGGTAGATTCCAGCGTATCATTTGCAAAGTGGACGGGGTGGTCGTACATGTACGAGCCATCAGGCAGTTTTCCACACCACCCATTCACAAATTTGGCACTGAACCGGTTTTCATAATCTGCCTTGTCATGCTCGTACATATTCTTGAGTTTTTGCAGTTTTTCAATTGCGATTGCTTGCGCTTCCGGCTTTTTGTATACGCGTTTTGAATGGGTATTGAGGAATTTCGTGTATGCTCTGTTCGAGGTGTCGACTAAAGCTTCAGACCATTTTTTCAAGCTCACCCAATCAGTTTCTGCCTTTGCAATTTGTTCGGCAGTCAGCGATTTCTCAATGCATGCATTTGGCGATCGCACGTACCCGAGCTTCTCGTAAAATGGAACTGATACCAGGACGCTGACCAATTTGACGTATCGCAGACCGTGCTCCTTTGCATAGTCTTCGATGAATGTCATGAGCGGCTTGCCGTGCATTTTATTCGTGCATATATACTCGACGACGACGTGTTTCGAAGCTTGTGGTCCGTTCGTACTGAGCGTGCATACAACTGCAGAGACTGTGACGTTATTATGTTCGACCAGGACGACATACCTCGCCTTATCCTTTTTTCTCGACAAGAAACTCGTCATATCATCCCGCATGGCATCGCAGAACCCATTCTCGGCGCGGTCCTTCCCAAGAAACTTCAAATTCGTCTCATACTTCCTTGCATTTTTCCATTCGATGTACGCGCGACCTTCGATGAGTTTGCAGTCACATTCTGCACCTTGAAATGCGCTTTTCAGTTTCTCAAATGCAGTCCCGGGTGCCATTTGGATATGTTGACGAGACGTGCCTGCAGCATTATGATTGGCACGAACGGTACGAGTGGATGTAGTCGGCGGTCGAGATCCTGATGCGACATCCCGGCCGTTTGTGGTCGCTGTTTTAGGGGGGGCTGTTACTGGCTTCTCACCTGTTTTCTTGAGAGTATTATTGAATATTATTTGCTGCTGCTCTCGAGTATGATATGCGAGCTTGACTGCCAACAAATATGCTTCGTTAGGCTTGATATCGTTACCCGACGCGGCATTGATGTGGAGATTCAGTATCATTTGATAAAACATCGTCGAATTCTTCACTATGTTCATGTTGCTTCGCGCAAACCCATCCGCTAATTTCACGAGTTCTGGCACTTTAGGAATGATATTTGCAGCTACCAGGCCGCGAAGCATGTCGAGACACCGTCCCAACGACAAATCTGGTTTGAAAAACTCCTGTAACCAAAGGCGAAATCGTTGGACTTGGATAGTATCGGCCATGCGCCCTACTGTCCAGCACGCAAAAAAATAATGATACGAAAATGACCTTTAAGTAGACCTGCCCGTATCACGACATTGAAAATTCACAATGACTCTTTTTCCTGCACATCTCATGTCACGACTTCCGCTCACAGTTTCCGATCTCGTGAAATTGGGAGCTACATGTTCACACTTTCACGTCGCAGTCTCCGAATGTCTTTCCCGCCGATCCGATATTCGTATGCCGATCGGTGTATGTCGATCAGAATTGCTTAAAGATACATGGAACAAATTGATTGCTCTTTGTATATTTCTCGAAACGACCACACGCATCCAGCCGACACGGACGATTGATCCCCTTCCGCGCCGCCTCGATATGCTCAAACGTCTGCATCTCGACTCCATACATCTCCCACCCGATGCCGCATCTTTCTGGACATGCATATTCGAGATGGCGCCGGCTCTTGATACCGTGCACCTCGATATCGTGACGCACCCGAAACGGAGATTCATCACCGATGCACATGTCAACGAGCTCGTACGTATCGGCGCGCCGCGTCTCGCCGAATTACATATATCTGAAGCTGGACCAATTATACTCGGACGCCTCGGCCCCGGAAATCACACGCATCGTATTGAATCCAAGACGCTCCGTACGCTTCGTATCGACGGCATGCCATTGACGCGCACCATCGATGCGCCCGTAACATCCGTGATCCTCGCGGAAGTCGTGCATGGCCAAACTGGCGGACTCGCATGTCTGGGCCCGCGGAGTCACGAAACGCTCATCGACCTGGAAATAAATATCCATCATCACACATACGATATACGGCGACTCTGTGTATTCAAGAACCTCAAAACGGTCCGCATCACGCTATACGCTGACATTTCCGCCGCCATCACGCTGCTCGGCGAAGTCTCGAATAAACTCGTAGGAACATCCGTCCAAGAACTCGAAATACGTTTCCATAATTGCGGATACCATTTTGGATACCATGGAGCTGAGAGCCCTCAACAGACCATCACGTTCCGCAATGTATTTCGTGGCCTCGAGAATCTCCGGACCTTTCGTATGCGTTTCGACTCGACGCCTGTATGGATGACGGATTTCGTGTGTGCTGTCGAAGCGCCGTCGTTGTCCAATATATATTTGGAGAGCGACGACTTCCGGTTGCATAGCAATGACATGTGGACGAGGCACTACGGATTGCAATCAGGCACGCTGGACGCGTCGAGACTGCGTTCGTATTTGGAGCATCATCCCACACTCCGCATCTCGACGAAAAATATCGCGCATTCTTAATTAATTCGTAGTTACAGTAACGTATACGAAAGATACAATAATCCGACGTGAACGGCATTCTCGATTCCAGCAGCAAGCATATGTATCACTGCGTCCATGCTCGTCGTGGTGTCAGCGCTACACGAGCCGTGCATTGTCGCAAAATCTCCGTGAATGCCTTGCGCAACGCTCGCGATCAAGAAACCAGGCCAGCGTCTCGTTTTCGCGAGTCGATGCATGGCTCGTGCACGCATAGGAACTGACGGTATATGACGCGATGTCCCCTTCATTTTTTATTTTTATTATTATGTTGAATTCGAAACCTTAAGTGTCTTGAGAGTCACGACCGCCGCTTTGCTGCCGGCGCTTTCCCTTTCTTTTTGAGTTTGACTGCCGGGCGAGACTTCGAGAAGATCGAGTGGAGATCAGAGTGCGATTCCTTCTTCTGTGAGGGCATCGTATGGACACTCTCTTGAACCTCGGCTTGCGGAGGAATGAACGCCTCGATGACGGAATCTGGGAGGTGGTACCATACGCTCGAAAACGTCGAGCATGCCTCTTCCTTCCGGCAGTAGCACCGCTGATTGACCCCCCTTCGCGTAATGCAGAAGTATACTGTGGAAGTCCGATGTTCCCTGTCGACACATTGGCAGAATCTCGATGACGAACGAAGAAAAAACGCGTGCTCCATCTTGAACGCGCCGACAAAGCGCTGCGTCTCGTAGCATGCGGGAAGTGCAGCCTGGACGAGGGGCAGCGCCTCCGCAAACGCCTCTAAACGAACCGAAGATCCTTGGCCCTTGTTCTTGCCGATTGCGTACGCCACTTCATCGGCGAGTTGCTCTATGCCGTTGCGGCACGGCGTCAGAGGCTGATCGAACGTTCGCAGCGACAGTTCATGAATGAACGCGCGCTTCTCCGTGGCGGTGATTTCCTCGATGATGCACGTCCCTTTGGCATCGACGTAGCGCACGGGGACGTACGGTCTCCCTTCGGCGCCTTTGTCGCTGTACACCATTCGCAGGCCATTAGATTTGAAGACGCACGCATCGAGAATATCTTGCCACGAATTGACGAGCGAAGGGCACGATGCGTGTAAGAGTTCTATTGCGTGCGCCCTGAAAGCGAGGGCTATGGGACAATTGACGAATATCGTAGGCCATACGAGGTGGAAGCCGTGCTTGGTACCGTTGTCGAGAGTCTTTGGCGGCGCAGCGCACACAACGAGACGAGGTGTGTCAGGCAAGATCCAGAAGTCCATTGCCGCTTTATTTAAGATATCGAACGCCAGGTGCAGCGTATCGACATCCTGTGACGTGGCGACCAGCGCATCGACATCAAAGAACAATTTAAAAATCGACGTTTTCAGCTCGACGCAGCACACTTTCTCGCCGCGGAGAAGAGCGTTGGTATACGAGTTGAGAAATACGCCAGCCATAGTATCGGGCACAGCAGCTCGGCCTTGATCTAGGAATAAATGCGTTGCGGGCGGCTGTTCCCGCGTGGATCCAGCTCGCAGCATCCATTGCTTTGCTGCGAGCTCGTCCTTGAACGTGCCCATCAATCGGTGCGATGGTGGCTCTCTAAATCATAACTCAGAATTAATTCCAATCCTTTTGGCCTCGTGCATCTCCCTTAAGAGTGACAAAAATGAAAAAGGAAGAAAGAAAAAATGAAACGGCATGCCACGTCACCACGGGACCACGGAGCAACTGAACTCGATCGCGTGCCCTCTTAACATTCAGAAATGACAAACATAATAATAAATAAGAATACAAGGCGTGATGAGTCGATACTCTGAGACCACGCTGCTTGGCGAGGGCACGTATGGAGAAGTCTACAAGGCGCGCGATACGACGCAGGCGGGCCGCCTCGTAGCAATCAAACGCATCAAGACCTCGTGCAACGATGTGATGGGATTGCCGTCGTTGACTGTGCGTGAGGTATCTGTTCTGAAAGAGCTGCACCATGAAAATGTTGTTCGTCTGGAAGATATCGCGATCAACCCGGCACGCACGACGATCTCGCTCGTTTTTGAGTATTTAGATACCGACCTCGCTCGCCACATCCGCGAGAAACGAGAATGGTGCAGATCGAACGTCATGAAATATACGTACCAGATTCTCTCCGGGCTCGCCTATTGCCACTCCCACAATATCCTTCATCGCGACATCAAGCCTGCCAACATCCTCGTCGACCGCATGACCGATACATTGAAGCTGGCGGATTTCGGATTAGCGCGATCCAACAATATCCCCATTCGCGAGTTGACGCACGAAGTCATTACGTTATGGTACCGCCCTCCCGAGATCTTGCTGGGCGCCAAGATGTACGATGCATCTGCCGATATCTGGTCGGTCGGGTGCATTTTCGCAGAGCTGGCGCGCGGCGTCAACGGCTTTTTAGGTGGCAATTCTGACATCGATCAACTACACAAGATATTCAAAGTATTGGGCACGCCCGCCCCTTCCCTAGCCATCACGAAACTACGCGATTACAAGAGATTGAAGTTCGCGCCGAGCGTCCCGTGCGACATGGCCGCCCTCACGCGTCTTCCAGCGTGCGGCGTCGACCTCATCAAACGAATGCTGCATTACGACCCTGCACGCCGCATCACTGCTGCCGACGCATTACGTCACCCATACTTTCTAGAAATGCATATGCCCGCACCGCGCCGCCCCGCTCCGACCAAGCCGGTTCCGGAACCGCCCGCGCCGCCAGCAAAACGTTCGCGACACATCTGATTTAAACACGCTTTAGTAAAGAAACACGCTTAAGTAAAGCACAAACTGTAATAAACAATAAACAATAATCACAGCCATGAGGACCCGCGTGCGATGCGTCTCCTTCTCGACGATGACTCTTCCGAAAAACATGACCATACCGCCACAACCGCCGCCGATCGATTTATTTGGATATTCTGAATGTTGTTTCCGCGCAACGTGCCTCATCCGCAGCTCGAAAAAAATAGCTGACCAAGTCCGCGTTGTCGGCTACAATACGACGCCTCGGATCGCGAACGATACCGAACGCGCGTGCAAGGTCGTCGCGAACCAGAATGCATCGTGGACATGCTCGGCGGCATCGCTCGTCATGCTTCCATCGAGCAATAAATCATGTTCCGGTCAAATGTATTTTCATATTGGCTCCAAGACGAAACGCATTGTATAATGATAAAAACGCCCCTTTAAGTGTATGTGACGGCACGTGTAACATACATATCACACATTAATACATTTAACTAAAATGGATATTGATGGGCGTGATGATGCGCCTCGAACGCAATCGCACTCCAAAGCATCGCAATCAGCACAATCAGCTGGTCACGCGAACGAAAATGAAAACGCGAACGAAAACAACAACGAAAACAACGAAAACAACAACGACAACAACGATACATCAGCCTCTCGATCGCCGCCCGCGACAGATCCCGTCGACGTCTCCACGATGTTCATAAAGAATGCCCAGAACTTCACGAGCGCACTGCGTCGACTCAATGCGCACAACGACGCGATGATATTCTGGAATGATGCACGGGATTTGAAATTGATGATCCGGGCCGATATGAGCGAGGAAGACGACGAGTGGATGACATTCGATTTCGTTATCGTGTACGATGCAGAGTCGGATCGGTCCGGGACGCGATTCGAGCTGATGGATCTCGAGCATGACGGGTACTACGATGACGACGAGGATCTCTTCTTTATCGATGATTTCAGGATGCCAAAATGTCCTTCGTTCGATAACGAGGATACGATCAAGGCCATGAATCTCATTAATAAATTTTATACGACCAGGGTGTGTCCATGCTCGAAATATTTGATCAAGAATGGCGAGGCATCGTGTACATATTGCCTTCTTACAGCAGACGCGAAAGATGCCGTGGAATTCACGTGCCCGATATGTCTCGACACAATATTCGGGTGTCATGCGGTGTGTCAGCCATGCTGTTCGACGCATTTACACCGCGCCTGTCTCGATACATGGTCGAATCAATCGATGGATAGCGCGCGGCGATGCCCCTTATGTCGTGCGTGAAATGCCGTGTGAAAAAATATCTGTGTAATGCTATATACATAATGTTTGGGTTGATTCTTACATTGATCGCCGCGCTCGCCATCGCACTCGCTTCGTTCCGGATTGGCGCCGCTCAATGCACAACGGACGCCGATGCACGCGACACGACCGTGAACACCTCGATCGTTCTCATCGCCCTTGGAGTCATGACGCTGATGTGCGGCGTCCTGTCGATGCTCTCAAAAAGTTTCAATCCGTTTGATGTCTTCACATCTGGCGGCGGGGGCGGGAGCAGCAGCAGCACGATTATTTAATTAAATTAAACGCCGCTGGGGCCTGCGCCGTCCGAAGGAGGTTGAGGAATGATTTCGGAAGGGAGGAGGTTGGCGTCGAGACCCTGCTCCATGACGGCCTTCTTGCGTTCCTGGAAATGAACCTTCGCGGCCTCGTGATTATCCTTGTACTCTTTGACCATATTCGAGAGGAACTCTTCCTGGTACTCGTGGTCCTCGGTATCGTCGGGGTTGGGAGGGACCGCGAGCCATTTGTACATATCCACGAGCCAAATATCGAACAGATTATCCATCCGCATCAGCTTCTTGATGTGTGCCTGCGCCTCGGGACGAGTCCCGAAAACGCCGCGGATCTTGAGTCCGATCTTGTCGTGTGCCGTACGCTGGTTGCCAGTCTTGGTGACGAACGAGATCAGCGCGAACGCCTGGCCCGGGACCGTGACGATATCTTCGTCGAGGTAATCGACTTCGACGGGCGCCTTCTTTGCATCGGATCCATCGACGACGGGGGGAATCTGTGAATCCGACATTGTTATTTATATAAAAAACGGATTTCCCGTGTCCTTAAGGGTCACTTATTTTTTTACATTATTTCACATTCTGTTATGAATCCACGCCGCAGCGCCTAATGCGACGTCGATTCCTAGCACGAGACTCGCGGCATCGCTGTTTTTCTTGAAGGCGTAATATGCGAATGTCGTATACAAGAGCGCATGTACGGGCCGCAAAGAGTTCCACCATATCTCTTGGCCCATAGTCTCTGGTCCTGTTTTTCTGAGACCGCCAAAGTATATAATGAGAAATCCAAGTGCGATACACGATGCCACGACGCCCATGTACGGCAAGATGTCAGGGTACGTCTTCGCGAGATACACGAATCCAAGGCGCGTCCCAATACATCCGATCCAGAAGAGGAGCGCGCGTTTCTGGAGATCAGTCAGCATATGAAATACGTAAATAAATTTATTTTACATGTTTAGTTATAAGACATCAAGAATGGCGCCGTTGAGAACGTCTCGACGACCTGGACTTCTCGATATTATCGATCGACGTGTTCGACCTTTCCGCGTCATGCGTGTCAATCAGACTCGTCGCCGTATGGTGCCATTAGCTGTTACGAGTCCCGCAAATGGTATGATTCCTGCCACACACCGCATCGCATCGCCGCGCACGAATCGCATCACGAACCGACTGCCCGCACCGAAAACGCGAATGATTGTTATTTATGGATTCGGATGCGATAAGTATATGAACAACACGAAAAATCGTCACGCCCAGCTTCTACTACATATGAACCGGACGAAAATATCTGAAATCGATGTCATGTGCAATACTACCGAGCCGCAGACTATGACATTTGATATTTGGCGTCGGCTTCTCATGAGCAAACGGATCCTTGAACCTACGAAATTTGTCTTGCAAGTTATGGATGCAGTGTGTCGAGCGCTGCGTCGCGGCGAAGAAGTCATTCTCGTAGGTCATTCGTACGGCGGATCTGTCGCATCGCGAATTGCCATGTTTATCGGAACTGCGCTTGGCGGATCGTGCTCATCACGCAAGAACTTCAATCGCCGCCTCCTATCTAAATTACGCGTCGTGACGTTCGGAAGCATATTCATTCCGCCACCTGAAGCGACACGCGGAATCAACGTCAAACATTATGTCTATTCGAACGATATCGCCGCGTTTTGCCATAAACAGAACCGGCGATGCGAATTCGTCAAGGTCATGAAACCTCGTCCTGGATTCGGTCCGCTTAAATCGCACGTCAATTACGATCACCTCGTCACGTCAATAGCACAGACTGCTTCGATAAATAACGCATCAATTAATCGCGCGCGCCGTACGAATCTCGTGCGTGTCTAGACTTCAGAGACATTTATTTGTGGTGATAGTATCAAGGATACCATTAAGAATGCATCCATCGTTCCAGATCGCACTGGGAATTCTTATTGGAGACTTTATGGTCGCGTTTTTTCATTGGCTCGAAGATACGTATTTGCCGTGGACCGGTGCGCCGGGGTGGGTTGGCGATATCGCGCGAGATAATGAAATGCACCATTTCATACCATTCGGAATCGTGAGTGGTTCGACGTGGAAGACTGCGAATGTGACGGGACCATTGTCGCTTATATTGGGCGCGGTTGTATACATGCTCGCTCCGCAATGGACTCGCTCGCACTTGCCACTCGTATTCACAATGATGATTGTCGGCGCCATTTCAAATGCAGTCCACAAGTATATACACGAGCGTCCATGCACGCGTCCCCGCATAATCACATGGCTGCAAGATGCCGGCATACTCATTTCGAGTCAACAGCATGCGGAGCATCATACCACATCAGACAAAAAGTACGGCGTCATCCTCAACTTCACAAATTCAGTATACGACACGCTTCATGTATGGCGAATTCTCGAGGCGATTCTTCCGGTCGACCCAGTGAGGAAACGACCGATTTCCGAGTACACGGCTCTTTACGATACCCGACTCACAGAAAATATGAAGAGACCGTGTCCGCCAATTATATCTCAGAATGATCTCGATGGATACATGTCAACTCTGCATCGCACATACAATACGCACAATACCATACCATCATCGCCGGAATCAAAATGATTAATAAATACGAATAAAATCCACGCGTATGGAAGACAATGACGATATTACATATTGTATGGGGCATATGCATTCTGGTCTTGCTGATTGCATCGATCGTCTATGCCTACATGACAAACAAACCGAACGGCACCGATGTATCGACATTTGCATTATACCAATCGATATCTCCCGTCGATCATGCCGCGCTCGTCAAAGCCGTCGATGCTTTTTATGCCGAACGCATCCGCCCAAACCCCGATATACAAATCTTGTCATCCCACCTCGAGACGTTCATGAAACATGGCCGAGAACTCCAAATGAGGCAGCCGACGAGCATCGTGGATGAAGCGACATTGGAACGAGCTATTAAGGACACCGAAAAAGCGATGCAAGATCATATTCAACGCATGCGGCGCGGCGACTCGGCATTCCAATTCCCTAAACCTTTATCGGACTACTTTTACGGAACCGCATATAAAGCTGCAACGTGACCATAATATGTGTTTGGCATGGTTTGATATTCCGAGCGGCGAGTCTGTATTGAAATTCAAGGATCTCGTTCTGAGTTATGATGCACTGTACGAAGGCGGCGGCACCGATACGCGCGATGGCCATGTCGAAGGATTCGTTATTTTTTTGACGAAGAAGAAGATGGAATCGTTCGCGAAACGCGCTCTGAAGATGGATTATGAACTCGTTGGATCGGTTGATTGAGATTCAAAAAACTGAATCTCAATAAACCATTTTGTTTTTGTGTAGATTTTGTGTAGATCAATATTCAAATGATGTATGTAAAATTGCGAAACTCACATGACGCATTCTTCGGCGCCGCGGCATCTTTCGTACTCCCGCCAAAGAACGTTGCAAACGCAATGCCTTCCACCAAACATTTCCTGGAAGTTCGCCACATAAACGGCAATGTCGTCACTTTGCCATTGATGCCGAGCTCGAGGATGCCGTTCTTTGCGCCTGGATCGTTCATTTTAAGATGCAGATGTACATCGTTCCACGTGCCGCGCTTGAATGTTCCCGCACTTCCGTCGCGCCACACATGCGTTCCTTTCGTCGTGTGCTGGACGACATTGGCAAATGCGGGTCCTTCGACCTTGTCCAGGATATGCCGATCGTCTTTTCCGCCGCATACCTGGAGCGGGACGTAGACATATGCGACAGCAGCGCCGCCCTGCTTGAAGACGACGCGTGCCGATCCACAATCATCGGACCAGTTACCGCCACTTGCGCCGACGCCACCCACATAGAGACCTGGCAACTTCCCGCCTTCTTTCCAGTCAAAGTGTTCATTAAAGAAGACTTGGTACGATAATGTGCACTCGGCCGCCGGGAACTTGGCTGGCTGTGCATGGAACGTCACGCCGGAATCGCTGCCCACTTCGCCTTCAATATAATCCACGCGCAATGATCCATCTTTCGCAGTTATCTTGCCGCCGCCGCTGCACCGCCCGACCATACCCCACGGCGCCGATGTCGTTGGTACTTTTAGCGTCGACAATTGCAAAGACGGCATATAGTAACGACACTGTTTTTTTCCATTATCGGTCGATCAACGCCACGCGAGACCGAGGTTTGCGGCGCGGTTCACTTTCACATTGCGAACGGCGCGCATGTACGATTTGTAATTCTCAACGTGCGGCGTGACGAGACCCGCGCGTTCGGCAAGGAGCTTGATCAGAGCATTACGTTTCGACCCGAAACGAAGGAAGCCGGATGGAACTTTGCGCCCCCGGACTGCGCCGGACGTGGCAGGCATGCCGCCGTTCTTGAGACCCACCTTGAAGAACTGACCCTGGAAAATCTTGTTCCGTTTCGTGACGCGTCCACTCTCGGATTTCGTGTATGTGAACTTGCGAATCTTGCGCTTGGTTCCGTTGATATCAGCTTTGCGACCACCGCGGCCTTTCTTGAAGAGGAGCGCGAGCTTGGCGGCGACGCGGTTGGCAGCTACAGCCCGAGGAGATGGGGCGCGAGGCGTTGCGGCTTTGCGAGTCGATGGGCGTGTGCGTGCGGCAGGCTTGGACGCGGCAGGTGCTTTCCGCTTGATACCTGACTTGCGAGGCGGCGGCGCAGGCATGGAAACAAGTTGTCCTGGGCTCATAACAGTTGAAAGAAACCTATCAAAAGCATACATCTAAATACACGCACGCATACTTCACCACAAATCCACAAATTGTGATGTTTTATCAAAACACAAAAGTAACAACAAAATAGAAAAGTC